GTGTGCTGATCTTAGATTGATATAATGCATCCAAGATCTTAATGAACCAGTCATATAGATTCTGGTAGGTGTTGCTAAAGGTAGAACCATTCTAGCACATTCTTTCGCAATATTCAACCCCAACATTTTTTTATATAACTTCATTCCATCATCAAAATGCTTTTTGATATCAACTTCCAGTTCTTGTTTGATGAAAGGATCGATATCATCTATACTGTTCTGCCTATTCTTATCGTCTTGTCTACGCAGATCCACCATAGGTATCTCTTCACCGAGCATACTACTATCTGCATACCTTTGACTAAACTCTTGGAAAGTAAAACTTCTGTGTCTTAGTATCTGAGCTGCGATTGCACGAGTAGTTTCAATCTGCAAGGTCATGCTTGCTTGCTCAAATATTGACCAGTGTTGATGCTTGATACAATACTTGAGTAATCCTGCAACTTTAGGATTATCTTGATTGTTTGGATTACTTACACGAGCAATGTATCCGATGGTCTTTTCAGCATCGGGTGTGACAGATACTAAGGTTACACTCATCTACGATTAGGTTTTTGTTTTGCAGGTTTCTTAGGTTTCTCGGAGGGGTCTTGCCACATGTTTGGTGCGACTCTACCTGCTGCCTGAGTAAACTTTACAAAGTCTTTTTTGTATAGATCATAATAGTAATCAAAAAGATCTACACACTTTGAAGCAAGAGATATATCATAGCGTTCTTTACCATCTACCTTATACTCTATGAGATAGGCAGTGTATGGTAGTGACCTGTCTTCTGCATCCTTTGGATCACAGTTTTCTTTAATGACTTTCATTTACTTCTATTAATACCCCATTTGATTTGTGGGAATGCTTCTGAGATAACTGTTTTTGTAATCCTCTTGTACTTTGTACTAAGAGTCTTATCTTTTACTAGACAAAGAAGTTCTGCTTCTTCAGCAGATAATCCTTCTAGTAGTTGAACAAACATTGACTCTCTTTTTAGACTAGGAAGATTGTCTGCACCACCTTTTACAAAGCGATAGAGACCTCTGAACTCCTGTTCTAATCTAGTGTGGTCTGTTCCTACAGGTGCATCATTAGGTGTGTAAGGTACCTCACCCTCTGGTACTGCTGAAAGAACATTCTCATCAAAGTTCCATATCAATATAGAACGTAATGCTTGAGAGTTATGTTTGTGAAGGAGAGAAATCTTCTCCTTCTTTGTTTTTGCGTTAGATACTTTTCTTAGTACCTCACTTAGCAGCAACCTAGGGTTGCTGTTTTCCATGTTTCGTGTTGCCATAATGTTTGATAATAAAATCAGTCTTCGTCGTCCTCGTCCTCATCAGTTATGTCTGGGGGTGGATCCCATGGTGATGTAGGTCTAACGTACATAAGTTCATCATGTACCATGTTACCCTCTTCATCGAACATTTCTGGGTGAGTAACTGACTTTGCGTAGGCAGCATTTTCAATGTAGTCTTCTACATATCCTTTTGCCAACCATGCTACCGTGATTCCTAGTATGAATGCACCGATAGTAACTAGAACTGCTAGTGCTATTAGCATTGGTTCCCTCCTTGGTTAATGTTTACTTTGGAAACCAACCTCCTATGTTTGAACTAACATTATTTAGTCCTTTTCTTTCTGCCTGGTCTCTTAAATAATTCGTAAGTCCACGCATCTTTTAAAATGCTGTAGATATAATCCCTTATCTTTCGAGCTCTAGGTTTTCCTAGATGACCATATGCTTCACGCAGAAACTCATTCTTCTTACCACCTTTGATGTATCCATCTAAGTCATCAACTAGATTGCCTAGTGATACAGCAGTGCTAGATTCAATGAACTCTGTGATCTGTTTTCTTTTAATCTTGTTAGTGAGCAGATAATCGTATGCCTTAAAGTAAAACTTGTTTTCTTCAAAGGCAGTATCAACTGCTCGGTCAACAAGATCATAGAATTCTTCCATTACAAGAGGTTTTGTTCTTTTAAATATCGGACGGTATCAGTACAACCCCCAAGATTAGTTGAGTTCAACGTGACCTGAGGGAATGTAGAACCCTGTCCAAACTGATTATAGAATGCTTCTCTCTGAAAGTCAACCCCTAGTTTATATTCCTGATAATTATATCCCTTTCCTTCTAATACCTGCTTAATTTGTGTGCAGTATGGGCATCCATTTCTTGTGTATACAGCGAAGTTCATAGTAGTGTTGAATAAAAAAGGGGACTTGCGTCCCCTAGGTTTACTTTATATATTAAAGTTTAGAAAGTGAACTTAACACCTGCTTTAGCACCCCAGTCAAGGTCATCAACGTTAGTTACTGCAGATAGTTCTCCGTAGAACTTATCATAAGAACCACCAAGATAACCGATGAACTCAACGTCACCGAACTCGTCAGTTGACTCTGTGTGAGTTACTACAGGACCACCAGATACATAGTATCCAATACCACCTTCAGCACCTGCTGTTCCTTCGTATCCTACTACAGTTTCGATTGAACCTGATGTGTATGCTCCGTCTGGATATGAACCACTTGCTTCAATATTAACGTAAGGACCTGCAAACGCAGCACCAGAGAATAGAAGAGGAGTTGCAGCAACTGCTGCGATTGTTGTTTTGATCATTTTTGTTTTTGTGTCTCGCATAGGGCATAAAAAAATCCCTTGCGGATGGTAGATCCCCGACATGGGATCCATTTACATACGCAAAGGGTTACGATCTTTCGAGTCCTTTGTATGATACTATTTAGTATACCACTATACCGTCCTTTTGTCAAGTGTTTTCTTTTCAGCATTCTTTATCATCTTCGCATAAGCAATGTCTGCCTTGGTGTAGAGTGCTTTATTTTTCTTGCGTGCTTTGATTATTTTCTTGCACTGTTTGATTGTGTTTTCTAAGGTCATTTCGTATTTGATCTAGTTTTTGTCTTGATTCTATAAGCATTTGTGCAGTCTCTGTCCTACCTTTGTAGTATTCATCTAAGTCTAACTCAACATTGATTATATCTTCTGGGTTTACTATTGGTGTAAACTCTGCATCATTATCACCTAAGATTTCTTTGAGTTCCTTAGGTAGATCTTCGTTTTTAATCTTTGGTAGATCCATTATGTTGTTGTTACTGCGTATCCTGTTCCTAGTCTAGTATGCCATATTAGATTACTTGATGTTGTAGTATTTGTTACAAGGTCTAGTGATGTAGATACTATCGTACTACCTAGTTTCAATGTATATGCTACTCCACCTGGATTGTTTGCCCATGTGTCTGCTGTCCCCGATGCAGGTGTATTATTAGTTACACTAATACCTAACGTATGAGGACCTGTGCTTACTGTATTAATATTTATACTAGATGTAGTAGTGCTAGATGATGAACCAATGCTTGCACCATCCCATGTGAATGATGCTGTGTTATCTGCAGCAACTTCTAGTACATAGTTTCCTGCTGTTTCTATATTAATAGAGATTGATGTTGTCTGTGCTGACCCTGATGTAGGATTAGTATTAGATGGGAATGCAGCATAAGTGTTCATGAATGCTGGCCATAGTTGATGAGGTCCTGCTCTCATCCATGATGATGCTGTTTGCTCATAGCATGCACCACCTCTACAGATTTTTATATACCATCCACCTGGATTATCACCATATCCTGTGCCACCTGCATCATTTGTACACTGTACAATCATACTCAATGTACCTGCATTCAATGCTACAGTGTTTGAGTATGGTGAAGTATAACTTCCCGATGCAAAAATACCACCAGTAGCAGGGTTGAAGTTTGATAGTGCTGTTGATGAGTTATTCAAAAATATTTTCATAGTATTATCTGCACCACCAGTGATAGTATAGTTGTCAGTAGCAGGGATTGGGATTTGATATGTCACTGATTGCATCACACCTGCTTTCCTACACTGTCCATTATCTGTCCACACTGCATACTTATTTCCTTCTACACTCCATAGATCATCACTGTATACAGGAAAGGTTACAGGTGTTGATCTTTGAGTCCTAGTATATGTTGTTGAGGTTCCGTCAGGATTAAATCTTGTGATAGGTCTGATATTAATATCTGGGTCAAAAGGTAAACAAGAGTCAGGTGCTACAGTTATACTTGGCATGACAGGACTATACCTACCAAAGTTAGGAGCTTTAAAATCTATACCTGCGTTTGGATATGGTTTTGTATATGTTCTTACACAATCATATGGCACACCATCAGCATCAAACTTACAAAGTATTTTGTCTAACTGAGGTGTGTTTGGGAAATATTGATTGAAGTATGTCTCATCGAAA